GCGGTGTCATAAGTTGCATTAAGTTGTTCTTGTAAAGCGTCAAGTTGCTCTTTTTTATTAGGTGCATTTGATAGTTGTACTTCTTCTATCTGTTTTCTTAAATCAGTTAGTTCGTCATTATAGCGAGATAGAAATTTGAAATACATTTTATCTTTGTCGGTTGCTTCGTTGTCGTTGCCAATCTTTTCTGCTTCATCCATGTAGTTATAAAACTTACTTGCAAGTTCGTTCTGATAAGTTGGGTTAATTAAAAATCTTCTGCCAAGTATATCTTCTGTGTTTCCTTTGCCTTGCCTATAACCTTTTGTGGTAAGCGGAAGAATTACATCACCAAGAAAACCAGTATAAGAATCTATTAAGTAGTCAATGTCTTTTGGAGATAACCCTACATCGCCAGTAAACTTGCCAAGAAATTTACCTATTTCAGAAGTAGAAGAATCCCATCTTTCTTGTATTGCATTACCAGAATCTTTCTGTGATTCAATATCATATCCCATCCAATTTTTACCACTAACAAATGCCCCCCAAGCAGGGAATATAATATTTGAACTTGTTGGGTTTGGAACTCCAACACTTCCATATATTGACTTTGCAACTTCAAGAGGTGTTGTTTTGTCTGGGTCTATTGTTTCTCGTGCAGGTATTGAAAGTGCTGCTTGAATACGACCTTTTGGAATCTTAACCGCATATCCGTTAGGTAACATAAAGATATAGTTTAGATTCTTATCTCGTGAGTTTAACTTTTGATATGCTTCGTTGTCCTTATAAACAATTTCATTAAATGCAGCAGGTAATATACCCCACAACGCAAGTTTTGGTAACAACCTCGCATAGTCTTTATAAGTTTTTTCAACGGCAGGTGATGTAAACAGGTTTATGGTTTTAGCAAAACCTTGTAATGCAGGATTGAAGAACGGAAATAATGTTTCGTTCATGTACTTTCCAACTAAACCAGACTTGTCAAAGTTAAGGGTAACTTCGGCTGCGTTTCTACCTGCGGTTTGTAATAAGTCTTTGGATATTCTATCCATCAGTTTGTCTGGTGTTACTTTGCCACCAATACTTTTATCAATGGTAGCAACAAATTCTGCCATTCTTGGTAACATTTCAACAAACGAGTTAAATTCTTCAATTCTGCCAATGGTATTTTTTATCCACGGATTTTTACTGTCTGCTAAATCTCTATCTACAAACTGTGAACGCTGAACTCCTGCTTGATGATATAATTTATTATATGGGTTGTTTGGGTTAACCGCAGCGAAAAATGCTTTTGGATATGATGTGAGCATTTTAACTGCGTCTTTTGAGTTTAATACAGCGTCAAAGAAATCTCTCGGACCATTTATGAGTGGGAAGATGGGATTCCAGTTTACGGTTAAATCCTTAAACAGCCGACTTTGTGTACCAAGTCTTTTTGCCCACTTGTTTTTGGTTTTAGGATTGAAGAAATCTTTAAGACCAACATATTCTTCTGGTGTGATTTCTGCCTTGACTTGTTTTCCGTCTTTCAAATAGCGTAAAAACTTCTTATCTCCCTCTTCAACTACGGAAGAACCCATAGAATAAGTTTCTGGTGAAAATGCTTCGTCACTTTTTTTACTTTTGCCAAGCACTTCTTCCATTACATTTCCCAAGTCGTTCATTTTAGACGAACTTACAGATGCACGAATCCAATTTTCTTGTGCAACGTGCCACGGTTGAATATCTTTCTGACCGCCTTTTACTTTGTAAACTTTGAATAACTCTGCGGTTTTTTTAGAGTATGGCGTTTTAGTAGACGCACCTTGTACTCTTGCAATAGGGAAGTAAAAAGGATTTGCTTCTCGGTATGCTTCTTTTTCCGCCAATGACATATTACCACTTGCAACATCATAAGCATCCATTTGATTACGCCAATTAAGAGCAATCTCTCTCGCATCTAATATTTCTGGGTGGTCGAGTTCTATTTTATTTACAATTGATTGTGATTCTTTTGCGGTAACTCTTGGGAATACCGCTTGTCCTTTTGGTCTATAAACATTTTGCAAATGTGCATAATAGATATTCCATAAATCATCATCTACTATTTTGCCAATCTGTTCTTTTACGGAAGAAAGACTATCGCCAACTACATTTATGCCACTGTTATCAAGCATACCTTTTTGAATCATGTGTTGTATTTGTGCTTCTGTTTTTCTTACACCCTCAACCGCATTAAGTCCACGATTCATCAAATCTTTATCTGCGAGTTTCCTAAACCTATTTTCAATAGGTGCAAACGAATTAAACAAAGAACGCTGAATAGTTTTAATATCGCCACCTAAACTTCTTGCAACTGTTTCTTTTTCTGGCTTAACAAATTTAGAGTGAATGTTATTCATCTGCTTTTTAGAACGATATTGCATATTTGCAATTTCATCTATAACAGGGTATTCTTTCGCTTTTCGTTTAGATGCTTTTGGTACTTGTGTGCTTGGAATTGGTTCAGTTGGTAGTGTAGTTGTACTTGGTTGTGGAACAACTTTTAGTGGTTTTGAACTTAATATTTCAGGATTTTGTTTTATGTTTTCAATTTGTGCCTTAAAACTTTCAAGATAAATGTCTGGAACATCTCCATCTGCTATTTCTTTTTCCATTTTTGTAACAATATCTGCATTAAACTGTAATTGTTTTTTGAAATCAGACAATGGCATTTTTGCCATAACAACAGAATCTCCGTAAAAGTCTTGTGATGGATTTGTTGTAAGATATGTAACTTTGCCATCACGAGTAAGTGCCTTATCGTTTCCAGTTCCTGCTAAATTGGGGTCTAAACTGCCTTTCTTGTATATAGCAGTTGCAGACTCTGGGGTTGTTCTGTGATAAAGTATAACATTACCATTGACAACTTCAAGCGGAGTACCGTCTAACCCTTTAATAATTTTAGTTGTTTTTTTTGTTACTGGTGCTTTGGGTTGTACTTGTGTGCTTTGAATTGGAGCATTTGGTGGCGTAGTTGTACTTGGTTGTAATGGTTGTGTAGGAATGTTTGCTTGTGTAGTAGGTGAAGTAGGTTGAGGAACTTCTGTAACTGGTTTTGTAACTGCTTTCTTTTCGCCAAGAATAAGGTTATTATAGAAATCGTTAGAAAAAATAGGAGTTTCAAATGTAAGTTCTTTTTCTGTTAAAACTTGTCCACTCCGCTTTGCATACATTTTTTTTGCGTCAATAGTACCTTTATCATAAGGAACTCGTTTTGTTGGAAGTTTTGAATATTCCTCATTATATTTTGTGGCGTGTTCGTCAAGTGCATCAAAATAACTTTCTAAATTACCATTTGATAAATCTTGTGAAATTAACTCGGCACGACTTTTTGGAAGTTGTATTGGTTTTCCATTTATTCCGTTCCAATCCCAGTTAACTATATAATACTTTCCATCTACGCTTGTTATTTTTATTCCAAGCATTCCTGCTTCGCCAGTTTCGTAATCATCATATAGCACTTTTTCGCCCTTGTATGTTGGTGGCTTTGCATCTGGTCTGTCGTCTTTGCGAAGATATATTTGTCTTTCTGGAACTTGTGTATTAACCATCTGTGATTCTGGTAGTGGTTGTGTGATAGTCGTACTTGGCTTTAATTTGCGTTGTGTTAGGTTTTTTACCGCTTGTTGTACTTTTACTTCTGCGACTTGTGCGTCTTTAACATACCCACCTTTTTCAAGTGTTTCACCGATAGGTTTTGTATATGTCTTTGCCTTTAATGCTTTTATGATAGCAGGAGCAGCACCAATAGCACCACCAATACCAACGTCAAGTGCGGTATTGATAGCGAAGTTTTTAGCAAATTCTTCTGGGTTTTTAGCAGTCTTTAACGATTCTGCTATGTTGAGTGGAACGCCAGTAACAACGTCTGCCGCTGCGTTTGCAGCGATTTTCTGTGTTAAGGTAGGAACTGCTGTATCTACCGCTTTAAGTCCCTTACCGAGCAATTTAGTGCCTTTAATGGCAGCGTTAGCGACACCTGCTTGTGCAAGTCCACCTGTCATAGCATACTGTGCTGCTTGACCCACCATATTGCCAATAACATAAGGTGCGGATTTAGTAGTTTTAGATACGTCAATTTTACCTACCGCACCCTGTAAAGTATTAATACCAGAAATTGGGTTTAGTCCTTCCATGAAACCAGTAAAAGCAGGTCGTGCTTCAAATGCTTTTGGAGTAAGTTCTTGTACTCGTTTCTTTAACTTTGTATCAGACTTATATGCTTCTTTTTGTAATTGAGTAGGCAAATAGGAGAGTGCTTGAATCTTTGCAATCTCCTCATTCGTATATGGCTTATAGTTTTTACCTCTTGCTTTTGAAAGAACCTTATCACCATCTTGTTTTTGTCTAAACATTTTTGCAACTATTGACTTAAAGTCTGCCATTTAATTCTCCTAATTTATAAGGTTTACCAAGCACCGCCACCGCCACCGCCATAACCGCCACCACTTGTGCCAGTTAAAGATGCAACTTTTGTTGCGGTAGATGTAACAGGTGCAGAATAAGTTGGAGTAACTACTGGTGTGGTATATCCAGAGGAAGCACCACTGATACTTGCAACCCTTGCTGCTTCTGCTTGTGCTTGTTCTTGAAGTGCTGCTCTTTGAGCCATTAGATATCCAATTTTCCATGTTTCTCCTGCGGTCTGTGCTGCTTGAATTGCATTATCAACGGCAGGAATTGTATTAAAGCCCGTAAGAGTTTGTGCGAACCTTTGTTCTTCTTGTGCTTGTCGCTGTGCTTCCCAATCTGCTCTTTGGGTTTCTACCGCTGAACGATTAGCCATGTAGTTTTGGGATAGTCCTTGTAGATTCTGTGCAAGGTTTCCTGCAACAAGATTCTTCTGACGCTGATAGCCAACATTAGCACCCAATAAAGCGGATTCGCTACCGCCACCTGTAATACCTTGCGAACGCAAACCTTGATTCAAGTTCTTCAAAGAGTTCATGTAATTAATGTAACTCTCTTGTGCTTGTGTTCCTGCACCTTGCTGTGCGGTTGCTATGTCTTGTGCGTTCTTTTGCTCTAACTGCTTCAAGACTTGTTCGTATGGATTAGTAGCCATTATTCGACCCCCTTAACTTTGTTTATTCTTTTGTGTATTACACCAAACTCTTGTTTGTGATGTTCTACACATGATTCAACTGCTGATAATCTTATGTTAAATTCGGTTAATGCCTTTTGGTCTTGTTTTATTTCCTTAACGTCTTCTTGCATAGCACGGAGAATTTCTGTCTGCATATCTTGTTTCCCCTTTGTACCCATAACGAACGCAATTGCTAATACGAGCATACCTAAAAGACTAACTCCAATCTGTACCCAGTCTGCCATGATGCCCCCTACCTTACAAGTAACCTATCTATGCTCATGTTTGCATAATCAAGATTTACAATAACTCCCGCTGCGTCTGTGGTGGTTTCCCCTGCGATAACGCCCCAACCTGTGAATCTTCCTGCACCTGTTGGAAGTTTGGTAGCAAGTGTATTGCCCCATACCTGTAAACCATCTGCACAAGTTTTAACTGCAAATGTTGCGAGTGTTGCGTCTGCGTTAAGTTCGATTATACCACGATACCATGTACCGTCTACTTCTGCGGTATAGGTTGTTGCAGTAGTTGCTACGCCTGTATTGTCGTTTGCTTTACCACTAATGGTTGCTTTTGTTGCATCTCCCACAATGTTAAGCCATACACCATCTGCTACGGTTGCGTCAATAGTAGCACCGTCTTGGAATCCCATTTTTACATTTGCGGTTGTTCTTGCTGCCCCTGCTCCTAATGAAAATACAAACTCACATCTTTCTCCACCGCCCAAAAGGAATGAAGTTAAACCTGTAAGATATTTATATCCACCGTTTGCACTTGTGGAATCTGATATTGAAACTACGCCCATGTGTTCTTTTGTGGCTGTTCCTGCTGCAACAGTACCACTTGACAAGGCAGCACCTGTAATTCCTGCTACCGCCAAAGTTGTGGCTTCGTGGAAGTCTGATTCAAATACGACTGCTCTGTTGTAGTGGGTTGCTTTTGCATCTTCGTATACTTCGTTGATTGCTGCAACAGTAGAAGATTTTGTGTCTGTGTACAACTCTGGAAGATTACCAACAGAGTTTTCAAGAGTTCCTGCGAGTGACCCTGCGTTGACTAATGCCCAACCTGTTCCACTCCATACATATACATCTCCATTGTCTGTGCAAGTAAAGGTAGTTCCACGATTGTACGCTTCAAAACTTCCCTTGTCTTCGGTTGATGTACCGACTATCTCGTATCTCTCCATGTAAACAGGAGTATTTCCAGAGTACGAGGTATAATTGATTGTGTTTGTGATATACATTTTATCCCCCTATTTTGTAACTATTTTTGCTACGCCTATGGTTTTGTAACCTGCGTTTCCATCTGGAACTAATCCGTTTTCCTTTTGGAATGTAATTGTTTTTGCTTTTGTGTCTAATCCATATGAGCCGTCTACCGCCACATCTTCTCCGTACCAACATAAGAATTTTTGCCAACGTACTTTGTTTGTGTATGTTCCGTATTGACCGCTTGAATTTCTTCCAATAGGTGCGGTAGGTAGTGTGCCAGTATAAGGTTGTGCTTTTAGTTTAAGTCCCTCAATTCGTGCGATACTCTGTGCAATGTTTACGCCTATGATGTGTGGGTTGGAAACTATCCAACTTGTAGCATCTGGGTTTGTGTGGAACTCAATCTCCAATATCGTAGATGGCATATTAGGAACTCTTAAATCGCCAAACCACTCACGACCGTCTGATTGTTTCTTACCTGCGTATGCACCACGATTGTACCGCCCTAACGATTCAATTCCTTTACAGAGTTCGGTTGCCATGAGTTTAGACTTTGTACGCCTTGCCCATGTAAATCCACTCCAACTCTGATATAGTGCCGTAACGCCATGTGCGGTGCTACCACCTGCGTTTGTGTGTATTGCGTAGTAAGAGGTACATCCTAATTCATTTGCTCGTCTTTCGTTTCCTGCAAGTCCAGTATAAATCTCACCACTATACACAGTCACATCGTACTTGGATAACTCCTTTACGATATAGTCTGTTATTAAGTTACACATCTTGGCTTCGTTAGTACCATACAATGAGTATAGTCCAACGTTCCATGTCTGACAACTCGGTGCTAAATAAATCCTACTCATGTTCTTCTTCTTTCGTATAAATGATTTCTACTCCACCGTCTTTAAGTCCGCCAGTTGATGGGTCAAAGAATACTCCTACAAGTGCTACGATTGCTGTACCGATTAGAAACGGATTCATAGCCAAGTCGTAAAATAACTTTCCTACTGATTCCCATGATGTAAGTAATGATGGGTCTACGCCAAGTGCGGTAATAAGAACTGCTACTACGCTAATCCAGAAGTATGGGTTTTTGAATCTTGCTTTAATGTCCATGTGTGTTCTCCTATTTTAATAAAATTATAATTGATATTGTTACTACTAACACAAAATATATTTAAAAGTTGAATCTAATTATAAATAATACGTTCCAGAACAATATGCTATGGAATCAGTAGATGCACCTGTACGGATAAAATTAAGAACGCCTGATGTATTTACGAAAGCATTACAATCATCATTAACCTTATCACTTCCTGCCGATAAAACGGGTACGAATGATGGGGAATATGCTGTTTCAATATTAGCAACTTGATAAAGCGTTCCAGACGACATTCCGGTTGTATTTATTACTATACTTACAGCAACCCTTTTATCAACAGGATAATATCTGACATAACCTGCACTAACAGAAGTTCCAATTGTGCCTGTAAATGAAATTGTAATAGGAATATACATATTAGGTTCGTTTATTGGTTGAAAGTAAGTACCATCATACACAAATGATATTCTTTTACTTGCAATAGCACTTGCTAATACATTATAACTCACTACTCCGCTTGGAATTGGCATTCTAATTTCTTTGTAAGTAGAACCACCATCTACTGACAATCTTGCGTTACTTGCACCGTTGGTTGCTGTTGGGAAGTTAATATACACTATGTCATTAGTCGCAAGAGTTCCAGTAAGTGTTACATAAAAATCTCCATTAGAACCTGCGGTTGCTGTTACATATTTGTCTATAAAACTTGACCAAGCACCTGTTCCTAAAAGTGCGGAGTGTGCTGTGTTTGGTGCTTTTGGTGCAAAGCCATGCTTTGTTGTGGACACATCGTTTGTTGTATTGTCGGCAGTAACCATCTTTGCTTCTGTTACAACTGCGCTATCAATAGTCCATGTTGCACCACTACTGCTAACAGTAATGTCGCCTTTATCACCATCCGTCACTCCACCGCTACCGCTTGGCGTTGCCCATGTTCCGTCACCACGCAAGTATGTAGTAGTAAGTCCGTCAAGTTTAGGTAAGAACCCATGCTTTGTAGCACTTGCGTTTCCAGTAGTTACATCTGTAAATGATATTGTGGTTTCCGCTTGGTTATGTGCCGATGGAGTTCGTGCGTCTGATAGGCGAGAATCGTTACCCTCGCATACTGTTCCTGCGGTTGTACCAAACTTTGCACTGCCTTGTATTACAGTATTGACCTTGTTTACGTTTTGCGTTACAAGTTGTACGCTACCGCTTGGAGTTGTAACTACTGATAATGCCATATTACACCTCCGTTATGTGTGCTACTTTTTTGAACTCTAAATCACTCATTTCAACGCCAGTATCTTTTGTGGTTGTTTCCCAATAATCAAACTTAACCTTTTGACCCTCTTTAATTAACGGCATATAGTCTGTCGGATTTACCTCAAAGTATATTTCGTTGGCAGTAACAACGCCATCTATCTCATAAATGGAATCTCCGTTGGTTGCTTCAAGACCCATGACAAAGTTTTTGCCAGTTAAATCTGACGGAATAGTACCTGCGTCATCATCATAAAGAGCAACGTTAAAGGGGAATACATCTCCATAATGTACCCATGCAACATATTTATCGCCTTGTACTTTTACATTATACATTTAATTCTCCTTAATCTGTTATATATGAAATACTGCAAACGCCATTTGTGTTTGTAGTTGTAATATTTGAAGTAGCATAGTTAACCGCACCTGCAACCGTATCATTAACAGATAGAATAACAGCAATCATGCCTGTTCCACTTGTTTCAATACCAGAACCAGTTGAATAAGAACGACAAACAAACGGTATAGATATTTTAGTTTGTCCGGTTCCAGTTCCAACGTTTGTGATTTTGAATGTAAAGTGCATTGAAATTTCTCTACCAACCTTAATATAATATCCAGATGAAGTGTATGACGTTATTGTGCCACTTGCTGCCGTTATAACAGGATTGTAAACAACTCCATAGTCATATCTTCCACTTGCATATCTTGTATATGGGAACCCATCAGAGTTTGTGCCATACTCTGAAATGTAGTCTGGGTTTTTAGTGAATGTAAGTACAGTTGCACCTGTCTTTACAAACCTATAAGTCTGTGTTGAGTTTGCCTGTACTTGTGCGGTAGTTGGCATGTTGGTAAATGTATGCGTTACTCCGTCAATAGAAATTGTTGGGTTTGCGGAAGTGTTGCCATTGGTCATTGAGATTTCAAGTATAGCACCAAGTGGCACGAAACCACTAATCGCACCTTTGTTTGCGGTTGCTGCTGCTGCGGAACTCAAATACGCAATAGGCATAGTCGCAATAAAGTCACATAGTCCGTCTAAATTGTCTCTGACCAACTCTGGGTATTCATCAAACTCTGCTTGGTTCTGTGCAAGAGTACCCTGTAAAGGGTCTGCTTTGCCTTGCATTCTTACAGCATCTCTTTCAATATCTGTAACTTTGTAATCTGTGATAGGCATTTTTTCTCCTTACTTTGCGTACCTTGTTGAGTACCAAATTTTAATAATCTCTATAACTCCAAATCCCTCACCCGCTACTGCGTTTTCAAGTATGATTTGTAGTCGTTTGTATTTCTTTTCCTTTTTAGCAAAGAATACATCTCTTGGGTATAGTGATGTTTCTAAACTAAATCCTGTGTCAAGACTTAACGGTGCTGAAAATGAGAACGAGTTGGCAACTTCTGTCTTTACAAACTCTCTTGCATTTCCGTCTGATGCTACATATATAGATACGCTTGAACGACCATAAGGTTTAATCGTGCATTTAGAACCCTTTTTCTGCATTGTCTTGTAGAATTGCGAACCGTTGTCTTCGTCATATGGCGTACTCCATCTTGCTGTAATTGCGGTAGTGTCGTCATAGTATGATGTTCCACTTGCGGAAGTATAGAACTTGCATACCGCATTGTCAGAACCTACTACGCCAGAGAAGTATATTTCTTCTTCGTAACTCATTACGCAACTTGCAGGTACATTCTCCCAATAATACGACTCGTACCAATAAGTTCCTGTGTCGTTATCTTTGGCTCGTTGTTTTCCGTCAAGTATATAAACTCGGCTACCTGCGAATACCATGAAGTAGTCTTTCCATATTGTGCCAACCGCTTCGTCAAGATTTGTTTCGGTTGCAAGTCTTGGGTTGATAAATCCGCTACGGTTCTTAACTACTTTTTCACTTGTGTAATTTGCAGGTACAATTCCATATATGCCAGTTGGAGATAAGAACAAAGGTTCGTCTACGAGAACTCCCATAGCGTCACCAATCGCACCAACTCCTGCTGCGGTCTGTCTACTTGCAAATACTTTTAAGTTATCGGTAGTGCCTTGTGGGTTTGGAACTTCAATAGTAGTCTGGTACAAGAAGAACACAGACGCTTCCTGTGCGTTCTCTGACTTGATTACAGCGAGGTTTTCGCCAACGTTGAGGAAACCTTTAATCATTGTTCCAGAACCGCCTATATAGATATAGTTTTGGTCTGGGAAATATGTTGGGTCGCCACTATCAGAATAGAATACATATTGTCCATAATCTACGTCTGTGTTGGCGGTTACAAATATCTGGTCTATTGTTTCTGGGTTGAATCTTGCAAACTTCGTACAGCCACAAACTTGTGATGCTGTGTTTGCACCTGTCGCATAGTATGTTATTTCTATATTGTCTTCGCTACCTATTGGTTGATAGTCATTAGCGAGAACTACTGTCGCACCACTTACGCTTGATATAGTTGCGTCTTGCCATACTCCATTGGCATCTACATACTTTGCGGAATAAGGTTTTGCTTGGTCAATTATTGCGGTACATAGGAAAGACTTTGCAACGTTGTTACCTGCTACATTTAAGAATCTTTCGCTACGTTGTCTTGTCATTTTATTGATGTTCTCATATAGAGAGCCACCACCTGTTGATGGGTGTCGTGCAATTATAATCAGAGGAGTGTAATAAGTGACTTCTGAAAAAGTTAGAACTCCTGCTACTGGTACGCACTTTATGATTTTGTCTGCATCAAACACATAAAACGCAGTTTCGGTTGGTGTCTGTGAATAGAAACCGACTTTTTTACCTGCGTTAGTCATTGTATATCCACTACCTACAAGTCCACTATCTGTGTATTCTTGTAGTGTGGTGCTATATGTGCATAGAAAATATCTCGTTCCGTCAATAACACAACTCCATAGATTGTCAACCTTGCTTGGCGTAGTAAATAGTTTCTGCCAACCTTTGCGTTTCTCTGGGTTTCCACTTGCGTCTGGAATCATGTTAAGTCCATCTGGTGAACGATTGGGTTTTACCTGTGATGCGTCAACTGAAAAGTCAACGCCTTTAAGGTTCTTATATCTGGTTGTGCTTGGTGATGGTGTACTTGGCACAATTACTTTCGCCATTATAACCCTCCTGTAAAGGTTAGGGGAATCGGTCTTTGTGTTGTTCGTAGAATAAGTGTTTTCATATCTTCGTATTCATTACGCCATTTACTTGCTTTCTCTGGGTCGTCATCATTCCAAATATAGTAAGATGCGAGTAGAGGTAGCAACTGCTCGGCTTTATAATGAATCGTCATTACTGTTCCGTCTGTGGTTGTTGTAGTTACAAATGTTGGGCGTTGTCTATAATAGAAAGTTATGTCGCCTTTGTTCGTCTGACTTACAAACACCTTTGTATCTTGTACTAATTCAAAGTTAGAGAAAGGGCGTATTTGATAACGCCCTCCCACTTCTTCTTTGATTGTTGCGTTTAAGAGTACATCAAAATCAGAGATGTCAGCGAAGTCAATTTCGTCTAAATCTACACCTGTGCCATCAAGCGAAAGAGTGTATTCACCTATAATAGGGAAGTCAACATTTATAAACGTAAGTGCCTTGTTGATTCCGTCACGAAAAACTTTCTGATAGTTTGTGTCATTCAATACGCTTGGGTCTTCAAAACCAAGTGATAGTATTTGTTCTTCAACTTCGCTGTATAACATCTTTTATCTCCTAGATTTCAATTACCTTAACTTTTAGGTCAACGTGTTCGGGAACTAGCAAAATCTTGCCAATAGACGAACCAGACAGATTCTTGAACTTGCCTGTGTTGATTTTGATAATTTTTTCGGTTGCATTAGTTACTGAAACTACTGTGTCGGCTACGCCCTGCATACCATTGCCATATTTGATGGTAAGTGTATATGCTGCACCACCACCGTTGTTTGCCAAGATAAGAATGTCGCCATCTACGGTTGCTTCAAAACCATCTGCTGCTACGGTTGCTGCTTCTGGTGTTACGAGAACGCCAGTATCAAATGCTTTCGCTGCTGCAACGGTTAATACTTTTACTGCCATTGTTTATTTCTCCTTATTTCATTTAGATTGATTTGTTGAAATTATAGGGGGATTACTCCCCCATTATTTCAGATTAGGCGTATTTTGCATTGATAACAATCAGTTCTTTTGGTTGAACCAACTGTGCCTGATACAATGCAAGTCCTTTAACGAATGTGCCGAATCCAAGTTCTTTTCTGCCAGTTTCCAATTTGTTGATTTGCTCAACGAAAGCGATTGCTCTTTTGGTTCTCAAAATCAAAAGGTCTTCTGCACCACCATTGGCGGTAACGATGTTATTGGAAACACGAATCATTACATTGCCGTATTTAGCAGCGATTCCTCTTTCAAGTAAAGCACTATTGTCGGTGTCTGTTGCAATCATGGCTGCTTTAATGCACATATACGCTCTGGGTGTTACAACCAGTTCAATTTCTTCGTTGAATGCAACATTATTAGCGTAAAGTTTTGCAAGTGCTGCGTCAATCAAAGGTAAAATTGTGGCTGTTGATGTTTTAATGTCGGTTGCAGATGAATTGTCTTTGATACCTGTGGCTGCAACGGTTGCGATATGGGTGTCCATAGCGTCTGCCAAAGCATAACCGCCACCAGTCATAATCTTTTCAAGGATTCCGTCAACGGACTGTCTTTCGTCTACATCGTGCAATACAGGTGCAAAGTAGGACTGTTGCAAAATCTGCATTGTCTGTGCTGCGGATTGAAGTTCCTCAAAAGCACTAATGGTGATAGGTGCTCCGTCAGTAGTGGTTGTAACGGTGGGTCGTGCCAGTTCCAAGATTCGTACGGAATCTCCAACTGATTTTACTTCGCCCTCGTATTCTCTGTTACAAAAGTCAGCGAATACCATTTTCTTTTCTAATGTCTGCTCAATTTTCTTTGCGAAAATTTCTGGTTTGAATTGGTCAAGTGCCATTGTTTAATCTCCTATTTCTTTTTAAGCCAGTTCATTTGGCTCTTATAGACCTTTTCAAAGTTGGTGTTTAATAGTTTTTCTTGCTCTGTCTTTGACATAGAATCCCATTCTTCTGGTGAGAATGTATCTGGTTCTGGCTGAACAGAGTTTACTTTGCCAAGCGGTTCAGCGGTCACAACTTCGTCTTTCAACGATTGTGCCAATCTGTACGCTTTTGTGGGTGAATAGCCATTAACCCTCAACTTATAAAAGTCTTCCGATAATTCTTTAAGGTTGATAGTTGGGTCTAACGCCATCAATTCTTCTCGGTCTTCCAAAGACATTTTCATCATAAGCAATTCGTTTTCTTTTTCCGCCAATTTTTCAGCGTATGTTTGCTTCTCTGTTTTTTCTCTTTGGAGTTCCTCAATGGTTTTTGCTTTTTCAAGTTCTTCGGCTTCTTGCTTCTCTACTTCCGCTACAAGTTCGTCATAGTCAAGTCCGTATTCTTCTGCGTGTTTACGCAAACCCTCATACTTCTCTTTCTTTTCAAACTGTTTTGTTTTGTTTTCAAGTTCAGCAATTCTTTGTCTTTCTGCTTCCAACTGTGCGGTGTACTTGGCTTCCATTTCTTTTTCTTTGGCTTCCAATTCTCTCCGCTTTTCAGCAAACCATGAATCTCTGTCGTCTTTTACAGGCGTAACGACTTCCTGTGGTTCTTCGTTACTTGTTACAGGTTCAGCGACTTCCTGTGTTTCTACGCTTACTTGTGGTTGTTCAGCGACTTCAACCATTTCTACGCTTATTTCGTTTTCCATATATTATTCCTTTTCTTTATCGCCTTTCGGCTTAATTGTGGCATCATAACTTTCGCCAGTAAGGGCGATTGCCTTGCCATAACTATTACATTTAGGATTCATACAGATATAGATGTACTTTCCATCTGGCGTTACTCTATCAATGTATAAATCGTGACCGCATTTAGGACACATGATTATCTCCTTTTCGCTGCTCGTGGTTTTACTTTAACTGGCTCTGTCATGTCGCATGGAATGTCTTTAAGTTCTTCCGCTATGAAAGGTCTTGCATCTTCTTCTACCACGATTGCGTGTGTTGGGTGTACTTTGCTTTGAATGTCTTTTAACAGTCTGTCGTTGTGTGGGTGTACAATTTCATCTGCATAGATGTAATACATTCCACAGTTTGGGCAAGTTGCTATTAAGAGTGATTTACCATCTGCTTCCACAATCTCGCCACAGTTACATAGGTGTTTCATACATGCCTCCTTGTGGTTCTATTTGCGGTTCTAATGGAGTTTCCATTGGTTGTTGAACCATTTGTTGCTGTTGCATTTCCTGTGCTTTTTTCTTTAACTCCGCAAACATCTTCTTCAATTTTCCTTTTGGGATTTCAGAATTGTCTGGTGCAAGTTCGGTGTACCATTCCAAGTCAATCATTTGTTTGTCAAGCAAGTTGTCAAGGAACGCTTTTTCTCCTGCTCTTGTCCACGGTGAATCTTGACTTACATCAATGGACACTTCAAGGTCTACATCTCGTAGTGCTTCTCCGTTGATTTCAATTCCGTCAACTGTGATTCCTTCTGGGTTGTAAACTTTTTTCTGTTCCAACCATATGAGGGCAAGGTCTTCTACGAATTGTTTGTATCTGTCTACCGCTTCACTCAATGGCTTTTCAGATTGTGCCACCATAGCGTATACGGCTTGTCCACTTACACGAGTTGGGTCTGTTGCACCTGTTAGTGCGTCTACCGAACCGTTAAGTTCACGAGTGGTTGCGATTAAGTCTGCCTGTAAATTGGCTGCGTCTGGACTTTGACTTACTGGATTCAGATAAGCGATTAGTTGGTTGATACTTTCAGCACCACCATCTACCGCAATCTTTGCACCTGCCTTGTCAAGGTCTTCTTCGTTACGAACCGCATTGGCATTATATGCCAATCTTGGGAACGCTGCGATTTTTACCGCTTCACTTCTTCGTGCGATTGTTTTATTTATCTCTATCTGATTAGGAATCATTGGGCGAACACTTGATTTGCCACGAGCAGAGTTTGGCATTTCCTCTGGCATATAAGATGCGATAGGATATAGTTTGCAACTTATTGTCTTGTTGCCAACCTTGCTTTCCATTGGTTTCATAGGTTCGTATTCAAGTCCGTTGATGGATTTTCCCCACCAAACTACTCCGTCACGCTTCTCCATGTAGAGAATTGATGTGACTTTACCCTCAACATCACGCATTACGTTCTTGTTAATGAGGTATTGGTCGTCTGTGTCTGGCTGAATATTGTCTATCTTATCCTGTGGTAATCCGTTCTTTTTGCCTATTTTCTTGACTTCTTTAACCAATAAACGTTCACGGATGATGATATATGGCTGTTCTTGTATGCAATTATTGCTTTCATCACCGAACATTATGTTGGTATTCATTACTATTTGGTCGTCACGAGGGTCTGGTGTGCCACAATACTGATAAGAATCGCCTTGAATTAGTCCTTGTTTTATAATATTCCATGATTTTTGGTTCTGTTTAGACATTTTCCAGTCGTCATGGAGTTGTTTATTGAGTAATTTCGCTACCGCTATCTTTCCCTCTGTGATTTTAGGGTCAATATCTTCCTTGTTTGAGTTAAAAGTCGGTATCATTTGGTTCTGTGCTATGGTTGAGAGTTGAAACTTGATAGAACTCTTGATAATATTCAAAAATGGCAACGCTGTTCCTGTTGACAAGGTGGTATTCTGCCCAACATTCCATTGGTTATCAAGGTAGAAATCCCATTGTTCGTTGGTACGGTTGATAAGTCCGTTTTCTTCTATGTAGTTTCTGCACTTTTCGTACCTGTTCCAAATTTCCATTTAGTTCTCCTATTTTTTATACTTTGTAAAACAGTCAATTCCAAATTGTTTTACCTTGATTGCATCTCCACATAGTTCTGAATCGTCTTTATCTGAATAAATCATATTTATAGCAACTATTTCATCATTTAATTCAGTATCAAAGTCTTCCTTGTTTTTATACGAAATTGCAATTCCAAGTTCTTCACACCATGCAATATAGTGAAATCCATTTGCATCTGAATAATGTTGTGCTATTTCAAATTCAAGTCCTCCATATTCATTAAGGTCAAATATTGATGTATCCCATACTTGAAGTTTCATTTAGTTCTCCTTGCCAACGTGACATTCTAAATATTCGCACTTGTTTAATAGTTGTTCTTTTCGTTGTAAAATTTCTTTTTTTGCTTCTTCTTTTTCATCTTCACAGAAACAAACATCCCATCTTGCCCATTCGTCTATATCTTTGCGTATTTCTAATAATAACTCTTTTGCAAGTTGTTTTGTTTCTATTATTTCTTGTGTCACATAAACATTGTCGCGTGAAATTATTAAATATGAGTCAAAGTGATTTAATAGTAAATAAGCATAAGAACCCTCTAAATCAAATTTAACCGCTATTGGTTCTTCACCATGTATAAAAACTTTTATAAAAGCATCAAGCAACTGAAAAGGAACATCTGTTAAATAACTCGCACTAATTGAATATTCTCCGACAGTTATTTTAGTCCATCCTGCAAATGGTGTTCCTATCATTTAGTTCTCCTTGTAACCTGTGTACCCATTTATGAGTTCCATGCGTTTTCTGGCTTCTTCCACTTCCTTGCCCTCTTTAATCTTTTTAGGCAGTTTAGGGAGTAGATTCACCTTCGGTGTAAAATCTCCCTTTTGAGCCATCTTTATTCCGATGTTGATGAACTTATCGGCTATGAATAAAAAAACGATTAGAGAGCCAATTAGACACCCTACAATGGCAACTGCGACTGTGATG